GATGATGACAATGGCTCAAGCTGAGTTAGATGAGCTTCGTGCAACCCTTGCCAAACTGGATAAGTCTCTACACTGATGGCTGCTTTTAATCTCCAGCATTTTTATCACTTCTGCAAACAGCTCAAGATTGAGACAAAAGAGCATGGTTTGAAGAAGATGGATAAGCTCTTAGGTACGCAAACCTATGTCATGGGTGAAATTGCTAAAGGGCTAAAAGAGGATATTCATTTCTTTACTATCCTAAAAGGCCGGCAATTAGGGATCACGACGATCTCTTTGGCCTTGGATTTGTATTGGCACTTTGTTAACCCTGGCTTGCAGGGGACACTCACGACTGATACAGAAGAAAATAGGGATATGTTTAGGTCAACCCTATCCATGTATATGGAAGGATTACCAAAAGAGTACAAGATACCGTTAATTGCTCATAATAGAACACAGATGAGTCTGCGTAACCGTAGTCGTTTGTTTTATCAGGTGGCTGGCACAAGAAGCAAGGGAACATTAGGTCGTGGCAAAGCAATTACCTTTTTACATGGAACAGAAACAAGTAGTTGGGGTGATGAGGAAGGTCTGGCATCCCTCTTGGCTTCGCTTGCTGAGACTAATCCGATGCGGATGTACATCTTTGAGTCCACAGCACGGGGCTTCAATATGTTTCACGATATGTATACGACATCTAAACGGGCTAGAACACAAAGAGCTATTTTTTGTGGCTGGTGGAGGAACGAGCTGTATTCACTCGACCCTGCCGGTCAAACCTATAAAGTCTATTGGGATGGCAAGCTAACCGGTGAAGAAAAAGAATGGGTGCGTGACATTAAAAAACTCTACGGGGTAGAGATCAACAGTAGACAAATAGCATGGTGGCGATGGAAACTCTACGAGGGCATCAAGGATGATTCTTTGATGTACCAAGAATTTCCCCCGACTGAGGACTATGCGTTTGTCATGACAGGGACTAGTTACTTTTCTAATGCAAGGTGTACCGATGCAGCCAAGATTGCTAAGAAGACCACGCCGGATTACTACCGCTATTTGTTTGGTGCAAATTTTCAGGACACAAATGTCCTCAAGTCAACTGAGAGATTATCAACGCTCAAGGTATGGGAAGAACCCATTGACACAGCCTACTACGTTATTGGGGCAGATCCTGCTTACGGTAGCTCTGATTGGGCTGATCGTTTTTGCATACAAGTGTATCGAGCTTATTCCGATGGATTAGAACAAGTCGCATCCTTTGCAACAAGCGAGATGAACACCTATCAATTTGCTTGGGTAATCGCTCACCTAGCTGGTGCGTACAAAAACTCAACCCTTAACCTAGAAGTTAATGGCCCAGGCCAAGCCGTTATCAACGAATTGCGTAATCTCAAACGTCTAGCTGCCAACATGGGCGGTCAAATGGGCGCAGATTTGATGAACGTCTATGGTTCAATGTCCAATTACATTTGGCGCAAGAACGATTCGCTTGGCGGGATGTCAAGTTCGATGGGCTGGCTGACTACGTCTGCGACCAAAGAACGGATGTTGTCCTACATGAAGGATTACTTTGAACGGGGCATGATGAGTATTCTGGATATGGATACCATTGAAGAAATGAAAACCGTTGTGCGTGACGGGGGTTCAATTGAAGCGTCTGGGCGCAATAAAGATGATCGAGTCATTGCAAGTGCCTTGGCAGCGGCAGCGTATGCTGAACAAGTCCAGCCACAACTCATTGGCAGACGTATTTCCCGTGATGTCAGCAAAAAACAGGAAGAATTAACCCCTGAAGAAGTTGCTATGGGTCGAAATGTGTCTGATTATTTGAAAAAGATTGGCATTTATGGCGCAAACCAACGTCCTGTCTAAATTTGAGCTGCAAACCGTCATGGATCGGTTTATTGCCGACAAAAAACGGGGTATTAGCATCAATATGTTCTGTGAAGTGTGTGGTGTGCCATCTTCTACGTTTAATCTGATGTTTATTGAGAAAACATACCCAATTAACGAGATTATGCAGTTAAGAGTGTCAAAAGGCTGGAACGCATGGAAAAATGGCGAAATAGCTATCATGCAGAACCAAAACAACACCAAATACTTTGAATATCGCAAAGTACCTAAACCAAAAATTGCCCGTGGCTATGGGTTAGAAGTGGTTGATAGCCAGATTAAACTCAAGATAGGAATTATTAACCGATCTGACTACGGGGAAACCCTAGAGGATCAATTAGGGGATAAAGTAAATGTCTAGAATACTGAAAGATTACAAATGCCAAGAACACGGCTACTTTGAAGGTTACTCACCAACTTGCCCACAAGGATGTACTGATTATGTTCTCCAAGTTTTTCTCCAAGCTCCTGGGTTCAAGAGCGACAAAACCAAAAACGCCGACGCAAACCTTAAAGGACTTGCACGAGAGTTTGGGATGGCAGACATCAAGTCTACCCGTGAAGGCGAAAACCAAAGCGGATACCTCACCCGTAACAACAAGTTCTCCGAAAAAGAATACGCAGAAGCCGCCAAGTACGCCACGCCCAAAAAACGAGGCCGCCCCCGCAAAGACCAAGCCCCACAGCAACTTCCCATCCCGCAAGAAGCCCCGCAACAAAGGGCGGGTGACGCAGCAATCTGGGGCGGTGGTTTCCAAGGGATGAACATGGCCTCAGTCTTAGCCGGACGTTTTGGTAAATCCGTTCAAGGTGAACCTGTGGGCTTGACACCAAGGGACGCTGGGATCAATAATGGCCCTACCGTTGATCCTCGCTCAACCATACAAGACCCCCAAAACTTGAAGATTAAGACATGAGAATCCCACCAAACCACGACGAGCGTGAAAATTTCTATCTGGAATTGGCTCAGAAGTGCATGGTGTCACGGGAAGAACGCAAAGAAGATTATCGTGTCCTGCGTTCTTACTTCTTGTTTGGTGCAGGTTCAGAAGAACCGCCAGCGTATTTCAACAAGATTCATCCGCACATTGACCAACTCACATCGTTCTTGTATTCGGCTGAAACCACTCGCTTCTCTATCTCGCTTGGCGCATCAGCTCACAAGCACGAACAACGCAAGACACCCGTACTCACCAACGCATTGAATGACGAGTGGCTTAACTCCAACGCTGACCAAGTATTCTCAACCGCACTCACTTGGTCACTGGTCTTTAACACCACCTTTGTCAAACTGGTTTACAACAACGGCATCCACCCGTACATGATTGAACCAGGTGCAATGGGTGTCTTGCGAGAAGATACGCCCTACACAGACCGACAAGAAGCCATTGTTCAACGCTACTACATCACCAAGTCCGAGCTGTACGCACGGCTCTACTCACACCCTAAGCGTGAGAGCATTGTGGCACGGGTCACAGGCGGCATCCGTAACACCACTAACGATGGCGCAAACGGTGGCGATGGGGTAGCACGAGTGATTATGTCAGCGACCAACCCAACCATTTACGGTAACGTCGAGATGGACTTGTACGGGATGAACCGTTACCAAGCACGGGTGGCTGAAGAAACCATTGAGATGCAGGAGTTATGGTGCTGGAATGATGAAACAATGGATTACCAAGTTGTTACCATTGCCTCACCCGATGTCATTATTTATGACCGCCCAGGCGCATCCCTATTCCTCAAAGGTGAGTGTCCCTTTGTGCAGATTTGCCCCAACCCGCAATACGATTATTTTTGGGGACAATCCGAAGTACAAAAACTTATGCTCTTGCAAGGTCTGCGAAATAATCGGATGACTGAAGTTTTAGACATTCTTTCTAAGCAAACCTCGCCCCCTACTGCGCTCTCTGGTTTTACCGGCATCTTGGATGAGAAAAACTTTGCGCTGAATCGTGCCGGTGGCTTGCTCTCAACCGATATGCCTAACGCCAAAGTTGAGCGTCTTGCCCCTGAGATGCCCAATAACCTTTTTGAAGTGATACATGAAATCGACGATATGTTCTCTGAAGTATCAGGGATCAGTAACGTCTTATCCGGCAAGGGTGAGGCAGGGGTACGGTCAACGGGCCACGCTTCTCAATTGGCTCGTCTTGGTTCGTCAAGAGCAAAGAAACGGGCATTGATTGTTGAGGATAGCCTTGAGAAAGTAGCCACCATGTATTTGAAACTCATGCAAGCGTATGACGCAACGCATTTCAAAGACTCAGAAGGTGTGCCGTTCATTGCTGAACAGTTTACAAAAGATTTTGTTGTCAAGGTTGATGCTCACTCAAACAGTCCAATCTTTACAGAAGATACCAAACAGTTAGCGTTTAATTTGTTTAAGGCCGGTGCAATTGACAAGAAAGAATTGCTTGATTTGGTCGAACCACCTATGAAACAATTGCTCAAGGAAAACCTTGAGAAACGGGAACGCTTGGAAGCATCGCAACCTAAACCTGCGCCAGCACCTAGCAAACCCAAAGCTGTTCCAAAGGCGGCGTGATGGCTATTTCAGTTGCACCTAAATCCGATCAACCTAGAGTTACAACAGAAGCTCTAAAAAGAGGTGACTCGTCACCAACTTTGCAGTATCGTAATACTGCACCCAAAGATTACACACGCAATTCAGCATCAACCAGAAGTTATGGACGTATGAAGCGGTAAAGAATTCCTCGTTCAGGGAATAGGGTTTGGCTGCCTTCCCTTTGATTTGGTGGCCGTCTTTCTTTTAGGAGAGCACTATGCGTAAAAGCCGCAAAGGTCGTAAATCACGCAAGTAATCCGTAAGGGTTCTTGTGGGTGACCACTCAGTCCTGCGGGGGAGGCGGGAAACTAAAAACTACCTCCCCCTATTGACTTTTAGCAATTTAGTATTAACCTACACACATTCTGATAGGAAATCGCTATGGCTGTTGCACCCGACCAGTTGATGCAAATGATTAAAAGTCAAAAAGATGCGGCTACGCCTGGTGGCGTTCCTTCTGCTGACGGCGCACCAACTTCCATGTCGGACAGTGCAACACCCCCTATGGGTTCTCCTATGTCCACGCCAGAACCCAAGATGGGTAATCGTGAAGCATCCATGATTAACATTGGTATGGCAACTGACCTGCTTGAGCAAGCCCTACCTGCTTTGGGTAGCGAATCGCCTGAAGGTCAAAAGATTCTTAATGCCATCCGCACAATTTCTGGCATCATTGGACCACGCAAAGCAAGAACCGGTGAGCTGCAACAATCCGAGATTTTGCAATTGCTACAAAATTTACCGCAAGCGGGTGGATCATCACCCGAAGCAAAAGTAATGGCTGGTGCGCCTGCCGTACCCGGAATGTCTCCAACAGGCCAGCCCACGCCACCACCTCCTCTTGCGCCACCAGGCGGCATGAAGCCACCGGGCGGTGCTGGACTTCCCCCTCCAGGAGGCGGTTTGCCTCCACCTATGTAAAGGAAAAATGATGGACTTGTTCAAACCCCGTGGTGCTTCAGCCCCTCGCAATCCAACTGACAACAACCAGAAAAACGGTCAAATTGTCAACACCCCACGTTACTCACATTTTGGTGGCTTGAGTTCAGCACCAAAAGGCGGTCATAAAAACATGATGACCACTTCTCGCCCAGGCGATACCAAAAAAGTTATTTAATGCTGTTAGGGGATAAACATGAGTAGCTTAGAAAATATGGATCAAGCGCAGATTTACGAATTGGCTAAATTGACCAAGACGTTATCTGACAATCCAATCACACGCAAAAGACTTTTGCAAATGACTAGAGAAGTTAATCCTGATCTCGTCATTCCTGAGCTGGAAATTGAAGATTACACTCGCACTAAAGTGTCTGAAGCTGAACAAAAAGTGATGGCTTTGGAAAACAAATTGCATGAGCGTGATATCCGGGAACAACTCGAAGCAAAACGTGCAAAGATTAAATCAACATACAACGTGGATGATAATGCCGTGAGCGAAATTGAAAAGATTATGCTCGATCAAGGCATCACTAGCCACGATACGGCTGCCCAGCATTGGGAGTGGATGAAGCAAGCCGCTGAACCCACGCCAACTGGTTACAATCCAAACACGTTGAACAAATTTGATTTGTCCAAGTATTGGAAAAGCCCACAGCAAGCAGCTCGTAATGAAGCCGCTACTGCATTGAACGAAATTAGGAATATTGGTCGTAGACCAATTGGTGTATAGTTTTGGGGATAAAACTGTTTGGCGGCGTTTTGCCGTTTATTAACTAAGGAGATTTATTATGCCTATTGGCGGCGGAATTCTCCCGGCAAGTGGTACGTCTCAGTATAATGAGCTTACCTACGTCACACGCCGGGCATTTATACCCAAGCTGGTTGTCCAGCTTTACAACTCAACCCCTTTGATGGCTGCGCTTATTGCAAACAGCCAACAAGCATCAGGCGGTGTGAGCCAAGTGACTGTACCTGTTCAGGGTGCTGGTTTTGTTAATGCACAATGGTCTGATTATTCAGGCTCATTTAACCAACCATCAGTCCAGCAAGGTGCGTTCAACGCTGAATTCAACCTAAAATTGATGATTGCACCTGTACCATTTCTTGGTATGGAAGGTGCAGTGCAACAAGACTACGCTATTATCCCTCTGATCGAAGCTCGTATGAATGATGCGACTAACGTGATGATGGATGCAATGGCAACAGCCTTGTACACCAATTACACCAACACCCAACAATTCATCGGCTTGCCTGGTGCAATTGATGACGGTACTAACTTGGCAACCTACGGTAACATCAACCGTTCAACATACACTTGGTGGAAATCTAAAGTGTACGCAGCGGGTAACGTCAACCCAACCCGTCAAAACACGCTTCAGTACATCTCTGGTACAGTCAAATACGGTGCTGAAGTGCCGACATTTGGTGTATGCGGTTTTGGTACATGGACATTGTTAGCTCAAGACTATGTTGGTCAAGAGCAATACGTTATCACCCCAGGCCACGGCTTTGATGGTGACAACAACGGCCCTCAAGCAGCGTTTCGTGCTTTGATGGTTGCTGGTGTGCCAATCTATCCAGACCCATATTGCCCTGAAGGTACTGTCTACTTCATCAACAGCAACTACTTGTCGTTGTACATCCATGAGCAAGGCTCATTTGTGTTCACTGGCTTTGAATCGACGCTGCCTAACTGGCAGATTGGTTATGTAGGTGCGGTGTTGATGATTGCGGAATTGGTATCAACCAAACCCAAGACCATGACCCGTGTGTCTGGTTATAACTCAATCGCACTCTAAGGAGAAATAGTCATGGCTCTCGGCTTAAACAAAATCCTCCTTTCCTCTGCTGGCGCAAACACACCAGGTGCTTATTGGCAGTTAACAACACTGAGCGCAAATAACGCTACCGTGCTGGTTCCTGCTGGTACATACTTGTTGTTCCCAACAGCAAACGTGACAATTGAAGCAGTGTCGGCTTACAACACCAATACTGCTTGCACAACGCCATCAACTTGGTCAACACTCATTGCCAATAACACGGGTGGTGTGTTGCTGTCTGACGGTGTAAACGTCAGTGCAAACGTCATTGTTGCAACCGCTACAACAATTACTCTTGCTACTGTTAACGGTGGTCAAGCAGTAAGCGGCACATACAACAGTTAAGGAAACAACATGGCTAATCCAGATTCAGTCGCACAATATACTTTAGACAGTTTCGGAAATGGTCGTATTGGCGTTGTTAAAACCGCTTCACTTGCTACCACCGGTAATGCAGTAGTCACTATTCCATTATTGAGTGGTGGCTTAACCAATGCTGGTGCAATAGCAGGGTCTGGTGCGGTGATTGTACGGAGAATTACTGTACAAAATCCAACTGGTAACGTCAGTGCGGGTAACATAGCAATCAGTATTTCCAGCACAGGTAACGTAGCAACTGCCAATGCGGTGGTTGCCAACGTGGTGTTAACTAACTTGACGGGTGCTGGCACTTATCAAGATTTAACCATTGCTGGTGGTTTTGCTGCTAATACCGTTGTCAGCGGTTATCAAACGCAATGCTTGTATGTAAACATCAATACTGGATCGTCTAACGGTACAGTTGATATTGCCGTGTACGGCGATGTTGTGAGTTTCTGATGATTTCAATATTCGTAACCAATTTAACTGAAAAGAAACTGGTAGATGGTTTTGCTGGCGTGAAGTATACCTTTTTGCCAGGTGAACCCGTTGAAGTTCCTATTGAAGTTGCCAAGCACGTTTTTGGTTACGGAGATGAAAACAAAGAACCTTATTTGGCTCGGCTTGGCTGGATTAAGACCACAAACGATATTGAGGATGGTTTAGCTATCCTTGCTAAGTGGACTTTTTCCGACAAGCCACCAGAAAAGAACCATTCGTTATCCCCGGTGGTGGAAAGAGTACCTCTGCGAGCTGTTAAGCAGACAGAGGGAAAAGTCCGATCTGTTGCTTAAACTATGGAACGTAAATGTCGAAAACCCTCTCCGGTTATATTACGGAAGTCAGACGTTTATTGCATGATGCCAACGCTAATTTTTACACGGATCAGCAACTAACGGACTATATTAACGCTGCCCGAAACCGGTTAGTGCGTGATACAGGCTGTCTGCGTACTATCCAGGTTATACAAGCCCCCGCACCACCTGCAACAACGATTAACAGTGTCACAGCAACAAACCCTGTGACTTGGCAAGCAAGCACCGCTTATACAGCCGGTCAATTCTTGTTTAGCAACATTTTTACTTATCAAGTCACGACTGCTGGCACAACCGGCACAACTGCGCCCCCGTATCCGTTAAGTAGCAGCTCAAGCTACAACAACTATCCACCATCCACAGAATTTTTTAATGGAACGTGCGGATTAACGTATGTCGGCAATGTTGAGCAGATTCCGTTTAGCACTTTGCCACAAGGCCAGCAAACCCTAGACATTTTGAACATCAATTTGTATTGGGGTAATAGTCGTGTGCCATTAGATTACTTGGCTTGGACAGATTTCAACGCCAGATTGCGGTTTTGGCAGAATTACATTGGTAGACCGTGTGCTTTCTCGGTTTATGGTCAAAATACCATTTATATTGGTCCGATACCGGATCAAATTTATCAAATTGAGATTGATACGGTGATTTTGCCGACTGATTTGGTATTAACCACGCCAACGGTTACAGATTCCATTCAAGACCCGTATACAAGCCCTGTTCAATTCTATGCAGCGTATTTAGCCAAGTATTACGAGCAATCGTTTGGTGAAGCAGAGATTTACAAGCAAGAATATTCAAAACAAGCTATTTCTGTGTTGAATACTGTCTTTAATCGTCGTATTCCTTCTGCTTACAGCAACATTTATTAAGATGGCTACGGCAGAGCAAAAAAAATCATATCAAGTTGTCAAAACCTTTCGTGGCCTTGACACACAAGCCAATCGCACTGCTATCAAAGATGATGAGTTTTCTTGGCTGGAAAACGCTCAACCCATTGGTTATGCCAACTTAAAAATTATTCCCAATTACAACACGGTGAGTATTTCCAATACCGCTGTGACATGGGCTAATACCGCTACAACACTTGCGTCTGGCAGCATCAATGTTAAAGATTACATTGTGGCGTTTGAAGCAGACGGTAGTGCTGAGTATTACAACGCTACTGACGGAACAAAAGGCACAGTTGCTGCATCCGGTACGTTTAGCGGTTCAGGTGTACAAACCGCACAATGGAAAAACAATAATTTATTGATTCTTGATCCGTCCAAAGGTTATTTTGCTTGGGATGGCAATAATGTTGTAACCATTGGTTCTGTTGGCATCATTGCGGTGACTAACGGCGGTACTAGTTACAGCAGTCCAAGCGTGAGTATTGGCGCACCTGGCACAAACGGTACGCAAGCCAATGCGGTGGCAACGGTGTTATCCGGTGTAGTCAAAACCGTATCGCTTTCTGATGCTGGCTCAGGATATAACTCAGCCTCCCCGCCAAGCGTCACTATTCTGGATAGTGCTGGTAGTGGTGCAACGGCAATTGCAGGAGTCGTGACGTTTGCAACCGGTACGGCATCAGCGGTAGTGGTAACAGGTGGTAAAGGGTATACCAACTCAGCCAATACGGTTGTGTCATTCTCAGGCGGGGGTGGCTCAGGTGCGGCAGGTACGGCTGTTCTGTCCGGTGGTCAGGTTGTTGAAGTAGTGATTACTAATCCAGGTTCAGGTTACACCAATGCGTCTAATTTAACGGTGACTGTATCAGGCGGTGGTGGAACAGGCGCAGTGCTTAAAGGTATTGTCAATTCTGATTCTAATGTCGGAATTGCATCGTTTAGCGGCAGGGTATGGATTGCGGCTGGGCGTACCATTTATTATTCAGCAGTCAATTCTTATACAGATTTTACGTCTGTATCGGCTGGTTCGTTTGTGTTGACCGACGAAACCTTGCACGGAAATATCCAGCAAATTATTTCTGCTAATAATTTCTTATATATTTTTGGTGATGACAGTATTAACGTGATTTCTAATGTCACGGTGGATACGAATGGTGTGACGGTGTTTACCAACACCAACATTTCAGCATCAGTTGGATCAA